TTGGTGATCTTGCTACTAAGATCAAGGCCAAGGATCGTTTCTACGCCATTGGCGTGGTGCGTGCGCTTGAGGAAGCTGAACAAGATCCGGTTAAGTATATCGCGATGAGCAAGCAATTGTTTGATCGTGTGATGTCGGCCATGATCAGCGAGGACTTCCAAGATGAGAACGATCCTGATAGCAGCACGATCATTGATCTGGAGCGTGGTAACGATTTCAACATTCGTATTACCCAGCAAGGTCAGTGGAAGAGTTTCAGTGAGTCTCAAGCTAAGTATAAGAAGACTCGCGCCGGAAATCCTGCTCAGGTTGCTGAGTGGATGGAGAACGAATTGAATCTCCAGTCTCTCGTTGAGGCTGGCAGTTATGAGGATGGTAAGGAACTCGTTATGAGTCTCGAAGCCTCTCTCAACCCTATTAAGACCGAGACTACCTCGGACACTCCTCCATGGGATGGGGAGAAGGATTTGCAAGTATGATTAAGAAGTTTTTGATTCCTGGCCTCATCGCTGTGATGTTTGGCCTTACGTGTGCGTCGTGTTCTGTGCTGGAAAGCATGTTCGCTGACAAGGTTGTTACTACGATTAGTAACGTGAAAGAAGATCGTCGGGCGGAAGCCGTCCCGGCGGATATGGGTTTGCTCCCGGCAGATGTTGCGGGCAATCTGAGTAAATCGGGTGAAACCCTTGTGGTCGTTGATAAGGATGATGTCGTTGACCTGACCAATAAGACGATTGACATCAATGATAGTAATAGCTGGGCAGAGGGTGCGATTGGTGTTGGTCTCAGCATTGCTAATACCGTGTGGCCCGGTATAGCTGCTCTTGAAGGTTTAGGTCTGCTCTTTTCTCGAAGAAAGCGTCAACACTATGGCGCTGCTGTGACTTCTGCCGTCCCGACCGACGGAAAGATGGAGTTGAAGGACGCCGTTGTGTCTCTGGGTCGTGCCATTGGATTTGCTCACAGTTCTGAGACTTCGAAGCAAGTGTTCGAAGAAGAGCAGGGTTGGGAGTATGAGGAAGAAGAACCTACGGCTTCGGTTTAAAAAAACAAATAGATATTAGAGTTTCTAACCCAGGTCTTCGGATCTGGGTTAGTTTTTTTATAGACAGGGCTATAATGTTTCTATGCGTAAACTTAGGATACTTGTAGTATTTGCGAACCATGGAGGCTGTAGTTATTATCGTCAGCTATCTCCCATGAAGATGATGCAGGAGGAGCTTAATGATAAGGTTGAGGTGAGATACAGCGACAACCCCCTTGAGTTAGATCCTAAGAAAAATCATATGCCGTTAGAAGATGAGTTAACGGATATGAATTGGGCTGACATCGTGTTCGTTGCTAACATTCTAAAGTATGGTGGTCCTTACACAGCCCGTGTAGTTGGTGTAGCTAAGAAGTTAGGTAAGTTTGTTCACTTTGATACTGACGACCTTCTTACAGATCTTTACGAAGAACACCACCTCTATGATACTTACAAAGATAATAAGCTGGATGAGATCACCAAGTTCTGCTACTTCAATGCAGATTTAGTTACGGTGACACAGGCTAAGTTTGCTGAACGCATTAAACCTTTTATTGGTAAGTGTTTAGCAATTGTAAAGAATGTAATTGATTATTCTCTGCCTGCTTGGAATCACCCTAAAACTAAAACTAAGTACACACGCATTGGTTACGCGGCAGGTATTCACCACAGAGGAGACGTAAAGGTATTCAACGCTATCCCACACCTTGTTAATCAAAAGGTTGGAAGAGAAAACGTTCAGTGGAATTTTTATGGTCACCCACCGCCCGATCCTAAGAAGAAGGGAACTTGGGAAGCGAAGGTGTGGCCTGAGTATATGTCACAGCTTCTGAGAGGCTTCAAGGGGCAGAAAAACTACAACATACACTACGCACTACCCCCAGACGCTTACGGGCGTTACTACGCGGATATGGACGTTGCAATCGCTCCCCTACAGATGAACAACTTCAACGATTCGAAGTCCGACATCAAGGTTGCTGAATGTTCACGTTACAAGATTCCGTTGGTAGCTAGCAATGTCGGCTGTTACGACGAGACTATAATCAATGGGGAGACAGGTTACTTGATTGATCCTGATGCTCCTAAGACTGAGTGGGTGAAGGTTCTTACTAAGCTTTGCAAGGATAAGAAGCATCGTATGGAGCTTGGGCAGAATCTGCATGATCGCACTAAGGATTTGTATGATGGTCGTAAGCAATCTCAACTTCGCTATGACCTCTACATTCAAGCTATAAAAGATACGGGACATAAGATAGATGATATATCAGTGCTACTTTAAAGAAGGTCAACCCTTATTTGAGGAAGAACCCTACACAGGGTTTGGTCTTGAACCCGAAGTGAATCATGACCTTTTTCAAAGGTGTCCTGAGCTAGAGTCATCATTTAATCGTCTACAGCTTACAGAATATGCTTCTTATCTTTGGCATTGGAGAAACACTAAAAGTTTGAAGTGGATTGGATCAACCTCTTACAGGCAGCTAGAAAAGTTTAATTACAAGTTTAAATCTATTGATCAGGTTGAAAGTCTCTTAGGGGAGCATGAGATCATTGCGTGGGGTCAGTATGATCTACAAAATAAATTAGGAATGCCTATAAGTTTGAAAACTCAAGCAAAGGTTTGCCACCCAGGGCTTAATGAGTTTATGGAGATGATATTCTCTAAGTTTAATTTAGAGTTTCCTAAGCAATGGAGTGAGAAGACTTCAGGTTTCTTTGCGAATTACTGGGTGATGAGTAAGTCTTTGTTTGATGACTTTATGGAGTTCTCATGGCCGATGGTTGAGTGGAGTCTTTCTAACATTAAAGACACCGATTATTACAAGACGCAAAACACTTATGGCACGGTTGGTCCTGAGAAGTGCGTTGGTTACTTCATGGAAAGACTTTTCATAGTCTGGTATTTGAACAGAGGGTTAGAGCCATTCAACCCTTCTAAATCTCAACCACTGTTTCACAACACTTTAGAGAGATGAGAAAAGTTATACTAGACAGGTGGCAGGGTCTTGGAGATAATCTTCAAATCTCCACTATACCCAGAAAGCTATACGAAAAATATGGAGAGAAGTGCGTTTGGATATCTGACTCTACTTTTTATAGAAATCCTGAAATACGAAAGCTAGTTTGGGAGAACAACCCTTTCGTTGCTGGGTTCACGGATGAGCCTGGGAAAAGTATGAGGCCCTTGATACGTTTTGGGCAGTATAACTGGATTGAGATGTGGGAAAGGTTATACGGCTGTGACGGCCCCTACTCAGGTAAGCCTGAAGTGTATTTGAAAGCTATGCCTGAGGGCTACGATAGCTTTTCTGATTCAACAGTAGTGGATATAAGCTATAGCAGAGAGTCCCTAGAAGTTAATAAGAAAACTTTTCCTAACTTTATAGATCAACATAAGTCTATTATTTACGACCTATGCAATTCCGGTGAGAAGGTAGTGAAGGTAAGAAATCCTAACTTAGACCCGGAAGCCTCCGTAGATTTAATACAAGAGCTAACGCCGGAACTCGATGTTGACGTTGTTGAGGTTCAAACGATAGAAGACTACTGTAGTTTAATTTCTAAGTGTAAGGATTTCATTTCAACTCACTCAGGTAATCACTCCTTAGCATCCGCGTTGAGGGATAGTGCCAAATGTATTATCCCTTCAAGGTATGCTCATATGAAGTATTTCACTTTCGATAACATTAATTATCTTACAATTGATTGCTAGCATGGATTCTAACAACAAATTATTTTATGTTCACCTAGATTATTCTAGTCTTCTTTTTGGGCACAATTTCAGGGATAATGGGCATACCTCTAGTGAGGTCCCAAACTATTGGGTGCATAGTAGAAATCAATCATCCCGTATATTTGACGAGGTAACCCTACTCACGGACGTAGGAAACCTAACGCCCACTGATAGAGATGCTGCTATGGATGAAATTGAGAATGTTAAGAGAGAAGACGCTACGGAAATAGAAAGTTCATCAGATTTACTTTATGATATTTGTTCAGAACATTACCCTAGTTTTTATAAAGACGCTTTTTGGTTTTGTACGCTGTCTAGACTTTTGATTGTTCTAGACTATGTTCTTGGGGAAGGTATTGAGAAGTTTTACCACATGGAGTATGACAATGTGGTTTATGGTAATCCAAACTTTCTAGACAAGCTCCCAAAGGGCATCTACTTCTCTCAAGTTGGCCCAGGGATAGGCTCCGCAGGCTTTATGTGTTCTAATGACCTACAGGCCACAGAGGATTTTAGATATGAACTTCTAGAGTTACTCCACCAAGGTCAGGACTTCCTAGCCTCTAAGTTGAAGACTACTCATTTGTATGAGATGGAGATGATTGATTATCTTGTCTCGCAGCATGAACAATTCAAGTATCTCCCACTATTCCCCAGTGATGACCTTTATGAGGAGTGTGGTTATGTTTTTGATGGGGCATCTTATGGTCAGTTCCTTGGTGGTACCAATCAAGGTCACCCTCCCGGTCACTATGAGCCACACCACCACTTCGGCAGAAGAATGGCTGAGGGGGGTCTTTCTGTGGACTACAACGATCATAACCCTACTGTGACTGAGGGTAGTACCAAAGCCCCTATATTCAACCTACACATTCATAACAAGAGTATGATCCGAAAGTTCGATCCCAGCGTTGAGGATGAAGAGAGGAAATTTAAGGAATTTATGAGTCAATCTAACTAATCAGGTAATCCATAAGCCATGAATTTCATAACAGGAAACAAATTTAAAGGACTTGCAGACGACTTTCTAGATCAAAGTAAACCTTATATTGATTTAAGCAAGAAACCTAAAACTATTTTCCTGTTCACTGATTGGGTAAATGAGTTTAAGGAAGGCATACTTCCTAAAATAGATTATCAGTTTAAGTTAATAACTCACAACGCAGACCATGGTATTTATGCTAAGGATCTTGATTTACTAAAGGATTCTAGACTTATTCAATGGTATGGGATGAACTGTCATGTCGAGCATGAGAAGCTAACTCCTATACCTATTGGAATAGCTAACGCTCAATGGCCTCATGGAGATGAAGATCTTTTGAGAAAGATAATATCCAAAGATATACCTAAGAAGAACAGAATATACTGCAATTATGATGTTAAGACTAATCCTTTAAGGTCCTCTATTTTGAGCGAGTTGGAAGGACATCCGCTTGTAGACTTTGAGACAAAGAAGCTGCATCAAAGTCTCTATTGGGAAAAGCTTGCCTCATACCAGTATGTAATATCTCCCCCTGGAAACAGTGAAGACTGTCATCGCATTTGGGAGTCGTTATACCTGGGCACAATACCTATTTGCTTGAGTAGTATTTCTTTAAATACATTTAAGGACTTGCCTATAATATTAAGAGATTCCTACAAGGATTTGACACTGTCCCCTCCTAGGGTCAGCGTCTGCTGCAAATTAGCAGATATGGATTATTGGCGAGGTATTATATGAGAGATTTTAGCGTTAATTGGTTTGATGGATGTGTCCCCTTGTTTAAAAACTATCTTGGAGATCAGTTGGGTAGGGTTTTAGAGGTAGGATCCTTTGAGGGCAAATCTTCTTGTTGGATTATTGATAATAAGTTAAATAAACAAGATGGCATCATAACTTGTGTTGATTCATGGTTAGGCGGGTCTGAGCATTCGGATATTGATATGGGTTCTGTAAAGTCTAGATTCCTAAACAATATCAAAGGTAATGAGCGTAACGTGGAGATAATTGAGAATGATAGTTATTCAGCCCTACTCTCACTGCAACACAGAACCGACTATTATGACTTTGTCTACATTGACGGAGGGCATACCGCAAAGGACGTTATAACTGATTGTATACTCTCTTTCCCCTTGCTTAAATCTACGGGGGTCATGGCTATGGATGATTATATGTGGGGGTATGGTCAGCTTCCGAATAAAGAAGTGCCTAAGCTGTCTATTGATTTATTTCTAGAAGCCTATGAAGACCAGATAAAGATTTTGCATGTTGGTAATCAGGTATGGATAGCGAAAGTTTAACGCTAAACCTAGAAGAAGATACAAACAAACCCTTGTTTAACCATAAGGTGGGTGTAGTTTGTGATTTATCATATACTAGGAGCATGAGTGCAGCTAGGAACTATCATGCAATCAGTAACTTATTTAGAGATGTTAGAATCGTATTAAATAGCGACACTCTAGGTGGTTTGGACATCTTATTCATCCCAGACCCTTTTTTCCATCCTCATAAAATAGTATGGAACAATACTGAGTTTATTAATAAGTGTAATCAATTAGGTTTAAAGGTAGTGGTCGCGTATGGTGAAAAAATTAAGGATTCCCCATACCCTGAAGCATTTAGGTTATTTGAAACTGTAAAGTCTTTCAATAATCTAACTTATTACCTATGGGATGTTGATGACTCCCTTTACTTTAATAGGAAGATTATAAGGTACTGCCCTTCAAAGTTCTACGCAGGTAAGGTAGAGAAGCGTAATAATTTAGATAAGTGTATTTTTGTAGGTCAAATCAACACTCCACATTACGCCGAACGTAGAGATGTTTTAAATACCATTAATAATTATATTGAAACTGATGTTGTAAGCCACACAAATGGAGATTGGAAGGACTACTTAGATTTATACTCAAACTACAAATACTCCCTGTGTCCTATTTCCGGTAATTACAACGGACTATCTCTTAGATTTTATGAATCACTTCTTGCAGGATGCATTCCTATCCAACAGGTAAGAAAAAATACACTGAAGGTATACTCTAAAGAATCAGAATTTAATGATTGTATTTTTTTTGAAAAAGTTGAGGAGATTCCTGAAAAGTTAGAATCTTTGAAAGTAGAAAAGCCCACTAACATGGTGTGGTTGGAAGATGAGTTAGTAGAACTTCTAAAGGAAGACAATGTCTTATGAGAAAAGAATTATTTACGCTGGGTGATTTATATGTATCAGACTTCGTCGCTGAGGGAGACTCTCCACGGGGTGGCAAGACGGAGTTAAAGATGGTGATGGATACTCACGATTCGACAGTGAGGTTAGAGAAAGTGCATCCGTCTGAGGATATGTATGGAAAGTATTGGTATAGATCTTCCACCAACTCCACTATGAAGAAGGAGTTAGAAGGTATCGTCACTTCGGTTAACGATATTCTTAATCTAGGTAAAGATGATTTATGGGTGGATATTGCATGTAATGATGGGACTCTACTTAGTTACGTTTCTGATGAGTTAGTGAGGGTTGGTATAGACCCTGTGGATGATACTTATAAAAAAGAATCTGAAAAACATGCTGATTTGATTATACAAGACTTTTTCTCATATAAGGAATTTAGCAAATCGAAGTATGGTCATATGAAGGCCAAGGTGGTCACCACTATTGCAATGTTTTATGATTTAGATGACCCTAAGTCTTTTATGCTGGATGTTAAGGATCTTCTAGATGACAAAGGTGTGTGGGTTGTTCAGCTATCCTATACTCCGTTGATGCTAAAGCAGGCTGCTTTTGATAATATATGCCATGAGCATGTCTATTACTACTCTCTTTATAATATAAAAAATATGTTACAGGAGTGTGGTTTAGACGTAGTAGACGTTGCACTAAATGACGTTAACGGGGGATCGTTTAGGCTGTACATTATGAAGAGTGGCTCGGATATGTCTCATTTTGGAACTGCGCCCTATCGGGATTGTTGTGAGTTCAGAGTGAACTCATTGCTTAATTATGAGAAGGGCCTAAATCTTGATAGTGAGGAAACTTGGAAAAAATTCTATGAAGATATAAATTCTTTGAAAGACAAGACTAGAAACTTCATACTTCAAGAGAAGAGTAAGGGGAAGACTATATGGGGTTACGGAGCTTCTACTAAGGGAAATACTTTACTACAGTATTTTGGTCTGGACTCTACTATAATTGATGGTATTGCTGAAAGGAATCCTAAAAAGTTTGGGCTAAAGACAGTAGGAACGGATATTCCTATTTTCAGTGAATCTGATATGAGAGCGGCTAACCCTGATTACCTGCTTATCCTTCCTTGGCAGTTTATAAAGGAGTTTAAGTTAAGGGAAAGCGACTACTTGAAGAAAGGCGGCAAGTTTATAGTCCCGTGCCCTGAGTTTTACATTGTTGAGGATAAGAATGATTAAGAATATTTTGATAACTGGATCTACAGGGTTTCTGGGGAAGAACTTATTAGATGTGCCCACCAGCCACAACATATTCTCACCTTCTAAATCAGAACTTAACATTTTTAATTTATCAGAATTGGTAGATTATTTATTAGAGAATAAGATTGATTCCATTGTCCACCTCGCTGCTCTGTGTGGAGGTATTGGGATAAACTCTCACAATTCTGGTGTTTTCATGTATACTAATTTGCAATTAGGTATGAACATTATGGAGGCTGCTAGAGTTTGTGATATTGAGAAGGTAGTGAATATTGGGACAGTATGTTCCTACCCCAAATATACTGAAATACCTTTTAAAGAGTCTGACCTGTGGTTAGGGTATCCTGAAGAGACGAACTCTGCATATGGGATAGCTAAAAAAACTATCATGGAGTTGGGTATTGCCTATGGGAAGCAGTATGGTTTAAATGTCACTAATCTTATTCCTGTAAACATGTGCGGACCTTATGATAATTTTGATCTGTACTCTTCACACGTTATCCCTGCTTTAATTGCTAAATTCGAGTCAAATAAAGATGAAGTAGTCTTGTGGGGTGATGGCTCTGCTTCTAGAGAATTTTTAGACGCTAGAGATTGCGCTAGGGCTATTATGAAATCCGTAGATATGCCAACGGGGTCCGATCCGATAAATATCGGGACTGGTAGGGAAGTCTCTATCAAGGATTTAGCACTCCTTGTAAAAGACATTGGAAACTACACAGCAAATATAACTTGGGATACATCAAAGCCTAACGGGCAACCCCGCAGATGCCTTGATATTAGTAGAGCCAAAAGTCTGCTAGGCTGGAAACCTTTAATTAGTTTAGAAGAGAGCATACGAGATACTATAGGGTTTTACAGGGATAAAAAATGAAAACAGCATTAATAACTGGAATAACCGGACAAGACGGTTCTTATTTATCTGAGCTTTTGCTAGATAAGGGTTACAGAGTTGTGGGTGTAATTAGAAGACACTCATCTCCCGAGCTACAGACTCATAGGATTGAACGTTTAAGATCTAACCCTAACCTTATTTTAGAATACGGAGATGTTACGGATTTAGTTTCTCTTATTAACATTTGTAGGGAGTACAACCCTCACGAAATCTATAACCTAGCTGCCCAATCTCACGTAAAGATCAGCTTTAGACAACCCCAGTTTACTACTGATACTATCACCACGGGCACTTTGAATGTTCTTGAGGCTGCTAGGGTGTGCTGTCCTGACGCCCGCATCTACCTAGCAGGCTCATCTGAAATGTATGGTAACGAGTATGATTCTGATGGTTATCGTAGAGAGACTACTATTATGAAGCCTGTAAGCCCTTATGGGTGTGCAAAAGTGTATGGTTTCCATTTAGGTAGAACCTATCGAGAGTCGTATGGTATGTTCATCTGCAATGGTATTCTTTTTAACCATGAATCTCATAGACGAGGCCTGAACTTTGTTACAAATAAAATTGTGGAAGGTGCTGTTAAGATTAAGAGAGGGAAGGCTGATAAGCTCCCTCTTGGAAACCTAGAAGCAACAAGGGATTGGGGCCATGCTAGAGACTATGTTAAAGCTATGTGGTTAATGCTACAGCATGATACGCCTGACGATTACGTTTGCGCCACAGGCGAATCGCATTCTGTTAGGGATCTTTGTAAGTTTGTATTTTCTAGGTTAGACCTTAATTATGAGGACTACGTTACTGTAGATCCTGTCTACTATAGGCCTTACGAACTCGACGATCTTAAGGGGGATCCTAGCAAGGCAGAAAAAGTGTTAAACTGGAGCAGAGAATACACGTTTGAGTCTATGATAGATGAGATGATTACTAACATGTATTTAATTGTGGGTAGAGGAAAGTAGAATGAACTTCAACGAATTTCAACAAGAATGTAAGCGGACTGCCAACTCAAGCGAGGGTTGGGAGATGTCTAACTTGAATTGGGCTCTTGGCATTGCAGGGGAGGCTGGTGAATACTGTGAGTTGATCAAGAAGCACACCTTCCATGGCAAACGACCTTTAGATATTGATGCTGCTAGGAAGGAGCTAGGTGACGTTCTATACTATGTTTCCATGGCGGCTCAGAATCTGGGCATCACTCTTGAAGAGGTTGCACAGGCTAACGTAGACAAGCTCAGAGCTAGGTATCCTACTGGGTTTGTTGAGGGTGGTGGGAACAGAACCCCTAATAACGATCACGAAGATGACGGGAACTAGTATATTCTTCGCTTTTGAAGGTGACTGATAGTATCATTCAACTCCGTGTATATTTCTTCTAAGTCTTTGCTATACTTGTCTCTATAGTCAACATTAGCATCACAATCTTCGCACTCACTATTCTGTATCTTGTCGATCTTCTGTAAAAGTTCTTCCTGATCGTGTTTATTCATAATTATACCTTTGCTATTACAGCACCCACAGTAGACACTAAAGAGAAGATCATGCCCCAGAATAGCCAACCCTGCTTCCATGTTCTGATTTCCAGAGTATTTAGAATTTTTAGTTGATGGGTGTGATCTTTAGTGCAGTCTTCAAGCTTTTGCAAGATTTCATCTTGCTGCTTGGTTAATTCAATCTGCAACTCGATTGTTTTCTTGTGAATCTCTAACTGTTGATTGAGATCTGCTCTGGTTACATTCTGGTTTAGGTTTTCGGTCATGGCTATACAAATATTTATGCATTTTGTTGACCTTTCTGTAGTAAAATATGTACCTGCTGGTATAATGTAAGGTATGCAAACGTTCCTCCCCTATCCTAATTTCGTCGCATCCGTCAAAGCTCTCGATTACCGCCGTCTTGGTAAGCAGCGTGTAGAGGCTATGCAACTGGTTAACAGCACTAACAAGCTTCTTGAGAACCCCGATGCCAAGGTTGGTTGGATGAACCATCCGGCTCGCGCCATGTGGGATGGCTACCTTCCTGCTCTCAAGCTCTACCACAATGTCTGTATCCAAGAGTGGAT